TTACAGGGGAAGAAAAAACCTTTAAGAAACGCTACGGAGACCTGCGTAGGCACATGCAGGAAAAAGACAAAGAAGTGCAAGATCAGATTAATGAACTTAAAAGACAACTTACAGATGCCACGCAAAAAGAAATCAAACTCCCAAAGTCCGAAGAAGATATAGAGGCATGGGCAAATCAATATCCTGATGTGGCAGCGATTGTTGAAACTATTGCCATAAAGAAAGCAAAAGAACAATCATCTGCATTAGAAGAACGAATGAAAACACTTGACGAGATGCAGTCAAATGTTACACGTGAAAAGGCAGAGAGTGAGTTACTTAAATTTCACCCTGACTTTAATGAAATAAAAGATACAGATGAGTTTCACGATTGGGCAGACACACAACCTAAATGGGTACAGGACGCTCTGTATGAAAATGAAAATGATGCACGTTCAGCAGCAAGGGCAATAGACCTTTACAAAGCAGACATGGGTATCACAGGTAAAAAGAAACAGACTTCAAATGAAGCTGCTAAATCTGTAAATACTAAGAGTGCTAGAAATGCACCACCAACAGATGACACAAAAGCTTTTATAAAAGAGTCTGACGTAAACAAAATGTCAGCACAGGAATACGAAAAGAAAGCAGACAGTATCATGGAAGCTATTAGAGCAGGAAAGTTTATTTATGATATTTCTGGCAATGCACGTTAAAAAAGTGTTGACAAATAGAATTTTATACATATAACTATATAATATATGTATAATTTAGAGTGTAACCTCATGTTGACTACTTACACTCCATAATCCGCAAACATCAATATGTTTTTTAGTCTAACCTAATCACGGTAAGCCCATATACTGACATAGGCATATGTCTTTATTTGCACCTTACACGAATTAGCCACTATAAAAAAGTTGTAGTTTTGCATCTGTAAAAGCTAAAGGAGGTTATAATCAATGGCTTTTAAAACCGCAGCAGGTTACGGTAATCTACCAAACGGTAATTTCTCACCAGTAATCTATTCCAAACAGGTGCAGTTGGCTTTCCGCAAAAATTCTATTGTGGAAGCAATAACTAATTCTGATTATTTTGGAGAGATTTCGGGTATGGGTGATACCGTTAAGATTATTAAAGAACCTGAAATCACTGTGAAAGAGTATGCACGTGGTGCTCAAATTACTCCACAGGACTTGGATGACGAGGACTTTAGCCTTGTTGTTGACAAAGCAAACTATTTTGCGTTTAAAGTTGACGACATTGAGGAAGCTCACTCACATGTCAATTTCCAAAGCCTTGCGAGTGATCGTGCTGCATACCGACTAGCAGATCAATTCGACCAAGAAGTTCTTGGATATATGAGTGGATTTAAACAATCTGCTATCAGTAGTGTTGCAGGAACAGCAAATGATGTTGTTTCAGGTACTAAGGCAGTATCAACTGCAGCGTCTAATGAACTACTTGCTTCTATGCAGGTAGACGCAGAAGACTTTAACGGTGGCTCTTCAGGAAACTCTATTGTAGTTGTTCCAAGAGCAGGTGGCGATAGCTTAAATACTACAACAGCTAAAGCTTCACCATTGTCCGTTATAGCTAGAATGTCTCGTAAGCTTGACCAACAGTTTGTTGACAGTCAAGGACGATGGCTAGTTATTGACCCTGTATTTGCAGAGTTACTGAAAGATGAGGATTCACGTTTGATGGATGCTGACTTTGGTGGTTCTGGATTGCAGAACGGACTTGTCTTTAATAATATACACGGATTTAAAGTGTATATGTCAAACAATTTACCTGCAGTAGGTAATGGACCAACTGGTGCTACGTCAACAGGAAGTTCTCATTACGGTGTAATATGTGCAGGGCATACGTCAGCAGTAGCGTCTGCAGAACAAATCAATAAAACGGAAACATACCGTGACCCTGATTCGTTTGCAGACATTGTTAGAGGTATGCATCTATACGGCAGAAAAATACTACGACCCGAATCCTTGACTAGGGCGTTGTATGTTTCATCAATATAGGGGAGGATTAGAATATGGCAACTTATGATATGACATCTTCAAGCACCACTGGTGTTTCTTCCAACTCTATAGCAGCGTTACCTTCCCAAACTGGTATGGGTTCAATGCGTATGATTCAAGCTTACTTGGATATTGACGCACTCGTAACAGAAGGGTACTCTGGTTCAGATGGTGACATCTTTCAACTACTTGAAATTCCTGCAGGAACACTTGTTCTTTTCGCAGGTGCTGAAGTAGAGAAAGCGTTCACTGGAAGCTGTACTTTGGACATGGACTTTGCAGCAGGTGATGACATCATTGATGGTGCTGACATTACCTCAACAGGGTTCTGTGCTAAAGGTACTAATGGACAGACTAACGTTGTAGGAACAGGTGCAGCTTCAACATTTACTCAATTTATCGGTACTACTGATACTATTGATTGTAAAATTGCAGGTGCAGCTCCTGCAACAGGACGATTACGAGCTTATGCTTGTGTAATCGACTGTAACGATGTTGGTGCAGCAGGTAAAGCTACAGAGGTTGATAGAGACCAATTAGCTTAATATTATTAGTGAGGGCAGGGAAACTTGCCCTCGCTTTTAAATCAAAGGATTATTATGGCTACAACATATATAAGTTTATGTAATGAATTGTTAAGACGTATAAACGAAGTTACCTTTGCAGCTTCAGGTGATGGTTTTAGTACAGCTAAAAATATTCAAGCCATAGCTAAAGATGCAGTTAATAATGCAATACGTGAAATTTTACAGGATGGGCATCAGTTTCCTTTCCTTAAAACAACCACAACACAGACTATGACTGCAGGTACAGGAACATATGATTTTCCTAGCGATTTAGCAAGTGTAGATTGGGATACCTTTTACATTAAAGAATTAACCAGTGCAAGTAACACACCTATGTCTTTACCTACTATTTCATTTGATGTGTATACACAAAAATATAGAGCAGTAGAGGACGCTGCAGGAACAAGTGGTAGAGCAGCACCTACATTAATTTATCAAACTGCAGAAGAAAAGTTTGGTGTATATCCACTACCAGATGCTGCATATGTTATTGAGTATGTGTACTACAAATTTCCTGATGATCTATCTGCATTTGGTGACACTATGATTATACCCGATAGATTTAAGTACATTATTATAGACGGTGCAATGGTGTACATGATGAGGTTTAGGTCTAATGAACAAAGTGCTCAAATACACCAACAAAAGTTTGACGAAGGTATAAAGTCAATGAGAAGATTATTATTAGATGACCCTATATCTATACGGTCTACTATGATTACCCGACCACATTATTCTACTGATGTTATAAACTTGAGTTCGTAAAATGGCAGATCAAGTATCCACATTTAAAGCAGTCTGCAGGGGTGGATTAAATACAGGTTCAGATGTTTTATCTTTAGGTGAAGAAGCATCTGGTGCTGCAACACAATTAATAAATTATGAACCTAACTTAGAGGGTGGGTATAGAAAAATAAACGGATATGCACATAGTTTTGGTACAGTAACAGGAACAGGTTCAGTATTAGGTTTAACAGTAGCTAACGGAATTAAACAAGGAGTATTTGGTTGTCGTACTCCTTCATCGGGAAATAACTATTTACACTTTTGGAATTTTTACTATAGTTTTAATGTAAATTCAGATACTAACTTAGATGTCGGGCAAACTTTAACTGAAAGAACAAGTGCAGGAGATGCAAGCACAGTTACAACCGTAACAGGAACATTAATATCTAAAAATTCTAATACGGTAGTTGTAAATTTTGGAAGATTGCCTTCGGCTGTGTTTACTAACGGTAATGCCATATCTGACGATAGTTTTAGTAACAGCACTACATTAAGTTCTGTACCTGCCGTAGTTGGGTGGACTGAAATTACAAGTGATGTAATAGCTAATGATAGAGATGGAGTATCTGCATCAGCTTCTATATCTGCAGGTGATAATGCTGTAATAGGCGGTGATTTAGCTTCAGGTGGTTCGGTTAATTTTGTAACTGCAGCATCAGAACAACCAAGACAAGTTACCGTATATGGCTCTGGTAATGAATCTGGTAGAACTTTTACAGTAACAGGAACAGATGATTCAGATGCTGCTCAAGTAGACGCTATCACAGGACCAAATAATTCCACTGTGTCAACTACTAAATATTTTAAAACTGTTACAAGTGTGTCTGTTAGTATTCCTGTACAGGTTATAGTTAAAGCAGGTGGTGATGAATCGGGTAGAACATTTACAATTACAGGTACTAACTCTGAAGATGCAACCATAACGGAAGAGGTTACAGGTCCAAATAACAGCACATCAACAACGGAACAATCTTTTAAAACCGTAACTCAAATAGCCGTAGATGCAGCAACAGCAGGAGCAATAGAAGTAGGAACAGCATCAGATGATAATGCAATATGTACCTCTCAAACACCTTCTAGTGCAGGTAATTTAACTTTAACAGCAAGTCCATTTACTACAGCAGCAGCAACAGCAGGTGCAGTAGAAGTAGGTTCAGGAACAGGTCAATACAGACAATCTAATCCTACAATGACAGGCGTAAGCAAAGTACGATTTACAGAAATTAATTTTGGTACTCCTAAAATAATTTTAACAGATGGAATTAATCCTGCAGCTACATATGATGGAACGGACTACATACAAATAACAGATTCTAATGCTCCAACAGACCCAACTATGTCTGCAGAGTTTCAAAATCATCTGTTTTTAGCAGGAGACCCTACAGAAGTAAGTAATTTATATTTTAGTGCTCCTACAGCAGAAAGAGACTTTGATCCTGCAAATGGAGCAGGAGTTATAAATGTAGGTTTTGAAATAGTAGCTATTAAAAAGTTTCGTAATGTTCTTTATATATTTGGTAAAAACAATATAAAAAGATTAGTCGGAGAAAATTCTGCAAATTTTAGATTAGAAACAGTTACATCAAATTTAGGTTGCCTTGCAACAGATAGTGTGGTAGAATTAGGTGGTGATTTATTATTTCTTGCTCCTGATGGTATAAGACCGATAGGCGGTACAAATAAAATTGGCGATGTTAATTTAGAAACAGTATCTAAAAATATACAACAAACAATTAAAAACTTAATAGCTGACGAAACTTTAACTTTACTATCTTCTGTAATTATTAGAGCTAAATCACAGTTTAGATATATTTTTTCGTCTACAACATCAAATGGTTTAATAGGTGCGTTACGAGAGTATCAAGGAAAAATGAGTTTTGAGTTTGGTCAATTATCAGGTTTAGCATGTACTTGTGTAGATAGTGGATATATAGAAACAGAAGAATTTGTTATACACGGTGATTCATCGGGCAAGGTATTTAGACAAGAATCAGGTAATGCTTTTGATACAGGAAATATAGTAAGTATTTATAAAACACCCTTTGTTTATATGGACAATCCTGAACAAAGAAAAAACTACTATAGTGTATCTACTTATTTAAGTGCAGAGGGAGCACATACAATTAATTTAGGTGTAAGTTACGACTACGAAAATACAGATGTTTTAGCACCTAGTAACGTAGCAATAGATAACGACAGTCCTGCAGCATTTTATGACAGTGGAACAAATATAGCAATATTTGATACAACAGATATTTTTGATGGTAATCCTTCTCCTGTTGAATCTTCAAGTT